GAGAGCGCGGTGCAGGATATCATTCACCATCTGACGCCTGGGGGCCCGGCTGCGCCTGCACTTGCACCTCACGCCGAGTCGCTTGTGCCAACGGCGATTCAGGCCGCCGCCACGACATCGCAGGCGCTTGATTTCCAGGCACCGAAGGGATGAGGTCATGTTCGGAAATGTGATCCGCGCGCTGATCTATCTGTGCTTCCTGGCCATCGCGTACTATCTGATCATCTGGGTCCTGGGCTCGATCGGTATTCACATTCCGCCGATGGTGCTCACGATCCTGGGGGTCATCTTTGTGCTGGTGGCGATCTTGGTCCTATACAATCTCTTCTGGGGCTCGATCTCGGGGTTTGATTGGTGGGGACGCGGACCTGGGCCGTGATCAATCTAGACAATGAAATCCGTCGCCTGCGGGAGCGCCTTGATCGCATTGAGACCGATCTGATAAGATTGGCTCTTGTGGTTGCCCGCGGGCGTGGCATTCTGATTGCGGTTGGGGTTATCTTCGGTGCGGTTGCTGGGGCCCTGTTGTCTTGGGCATTGCGCAACTATTGAGGTTGATCGATGAAACGCCATCCGACCTTCACCGTCCGGGTCCTGGCGATCTTCGGCGCCATCGCGATGTTCGTTTGCGGTGGCTGTCGGTGCTGAGATGGGCCGTGACAATCAAGTCACCTGGACTAATGTTGCTTTGTTCGGTGGCTTGCTTGTCTCCACTGCAGCTGGTGCTTGGACGGTGTTTCAACTTGAATTCGCCAACGAGCAGCGCGAGATTGATGCTGCGGCCGCGCGGTTGGAACGCCGGGATCGGGATTTCAGCAAGGAGCTCGAGGGCATTAGAGCGGAGTTATTGGCACATAGGCACGAGTTTGTGGCTCAGGAGGAGCACAAAGCCTTTGAGCGTCGGGTGGATCAATACATGACGCTGCCGTACCTAACCCGCAATGAGTTCGAGGCATGGCGCAATGAGCGAGACAAGTGGCTACAGCATGTTGAGGAGCGGATAGATCGCGTTGAAAAGCGGCAGTGATTGCGCTTTGGCGCCAGGCCAACGGGGTGACCATGACCAATCGTCGTGAAGTGGACTTCGAGCCGCTTAGAGGTGACGAAAATGCACAGCACCGCGAGATGTGGAGAGATTTCGAGCGGCGCCGTTGGTTTAGAGAAAGGGCAGATATATGGTTCAAGACTTTCATAGCGATCCCGACAGCGATTCTGTCACTGTACGGCGTGTGGCAGATGTGGAGAGGTGGAAAATGAGAATGCGGCCGTGGGTGTGGTTTAGGGCAATTGTGGCTGCGCTGGTAGTGTCGGTGGTCCTGATTGCGATATTTGACAGGCGACCGGCGGTGAAGGTTACGACGCATCATTTTATTTCATCGCCGCCGATATTTGCCGGCGCTGATGTATTTGTGGAGTGGAAGATTATAGACTTAAGACACAGTCAGGTGACAGGGCAAAGTTGTGAAGGCCTCGTGTACGTCATATGGATTGACAGCGCTGGAAGGAAGCACCCGCCTGTGCCTAATAGGTCGTTTCGAGTGCCTGTGCATGAAGTCCGCGAGGGTTATGAACAGACATTCACTGCTCCGCGTAGAGTCCCGGAGGATATGCCACTCGGGGATGCTATCTACATGGTTGCTGTGGATAGATGGTGCAATCCGCTGCAAGAGTTGTTTCCCATGCGGGAGATGTTGCCGGAGGTGAGGTTCGTGGTGGAGCCGAAGCCCTAGTGCACCGGCCGGAACCACCGCTGGCCGAACTTGTCCTGGCCGCGGTGGGTGATCTTCCCCGAGGCGGTCATGATTTCGATCACACGAAGAATGCTGTGCAGTGGCACCCGCGACCGGGCGAAGTTCACGATTTGATGCTCGGGGACCCCGTCGCCTTTGTCGGCGATCTTGATGTAGTGGTAGATTTCGTCAATGGCTCTGGCATCGGTGCCTGTACTGCCGGCGGTGAAGATGTCGGGCATGAAGCCTTCAGCCTCCAAGAGCCAGCCCATAGCACGATTGAAATCCGCCTTCGTAAGCAATAACACGTCACCTCGATCTGCGGCCGAGACCATTGATAGTTTGTATAGATGCACGCGACGACGCGTTTTGTAATGTAGCAATTTGGGATGAACGACCACTGGCGGTTCGCCAAGAGCTCGCCAATCATTGACCGCGTTACGGTAATCTGGGGTAACCTCAAATTCGCCACCTAGGCCTCCTATCATCTTGATGTCGTGGATGAGATCCTTATCGACCTCGACCGCGGTGTCCGCGAAGTCGTCGCCTACGATGCGCTCGTCGCTGTAGACCATGATCACACGGGAGGTGAATCCTTGATCCCAAGCGGTTTCTGGCATGAGGGCGATGAGGTTCGATGGAGTTGTACCAGATAAGAGATTGACCTGAGGGCGATCAATCTTGATCTTAATGTCGCGGCCGCGACGGCTCTGCGCATAAGGGTCCGGGTCATAGAACGCCGAGAGTAGGCCCACCATCTCGTCATCGTACTTATGCATGAAGGCAGAGAGCTCTTCTGCGGTAATCGTTGTGTTATAATACTCCAACGGAGCATCCGGTAGTTGAGGGACGAAACGCTTACTAGCAACCAAAGTATCAACAAGTGCCGCGCCGGTAAGGCTCGTTGGAGCAAAGTGAAACTCGGGGATTTCATTCATGAACCTCTTTGCCATTCGCATGATTCGGTTCTTGCCCACGCCGGGGTTGCCGACGATGAAGACGTATAGATTTGGATAGAGCGGGCTGGAGGTCTTGAGCCAACACCGCATCTCCATCGCCGCCGCGATGGTGAAGATTGCGGCCCACTTGCGGAAGAGTACCGGGCTATCCGTATTTGCGGTGTGTTCCACGAACCGGTCGATCCAAGACGGAAGTCTCCGCTGCCCTTTTGCGGCCTTGGTCACCGGGGGTGTACTCCCGGAGTCCGTCGGGATTGGTGCGTGCATTGTACTCCCCGCGGTTGAATCCGACTTTGGCCTCGTACGGGACGGTAAGGATACGACCGTGTCCAATATCGACTGGGATGGTGAGTTGCTCGAGGAGTCGTGGGACGATTTCATCTTCCTGCTCCTCGGGGTATTGGTAAACGAGGCCATCGTGCTCGTGCATCATCAGGGTGGCGGTGCGGGCCCACCAGATGTTGAGCATGCCAGAGTTGACGATGAAGGCTTCGGAGTTCTGGGGGTCGTAGGCGATGGCGGCGCGGATGGTGTCGGGGTCGTTGCGACGATCCCAGAACCATCGCTTACGGCCGGTGATGCCGATGATGTAGCCGACTAGGGCGAGTTGCTGGGCGATCCACAGGTGCCACTCGGCGTGGGCAGGGAAGGCTAAGAGGTACTTGGGCTGGAAGGCGGCAACGAGGTCGATGGGGACGCCCGTCTGCTGACTGAGGGTGGCCGGGGCCCCGCCGAAGTTGGTGGCGTGACCGAGCTTTTTGCAGAGGTCCCGGTGGGTGAAGTGTCGGTAGAAAGGGTTGGACCGGTCATCACATAGAGCCTTGTCCAGTTTTGGGTTGTTGGTCCAACCGAGCGTCGGCCATACCAGCTTAGCCACAACGGTGTGGAGGTCGGAGCTTTCACAGGCATCGAGGTAGACTCCGTTCTGGAAGAGGTTCCACTCAATGGCGCCGACGATGCGGCTCTGGATTTGCTTCGCATCGACCTTGCACCATTTGGTCCGGGGGTCAGCGATGAAGAGGGACCGCAGGGCCTCTTCGACGTTCTGGAGGTTCCCCCCGGTGCCGTAGATGGAGAAGCTGGACGACAGCCGCCCGGTGTTGGTGCCAGCGATGTTGTAGGTGGTGCGGATGCGGCCGTCGGAGTCGATTTCGGATTTGAGCTTCTTGATCTTCTCGTTGATGTCCGCGAGGGCGTTCATGTGGATGAGGATGGGCTGGGCGATGGTGTAGCCCATCATCTTTTCACGAGCGGCACGATCAACCGTTGGTCGCCCTCGGCGGGAGATGGTGGGGAGTTGGAGCCGATCGTAGAAGAGCTCCATGCGATCGGGCGTTGAGCGCCAGTTGAAATGGCGCATCCCCACGCCTTCGAGGACAATGCGGGAGAGTTGCCGTTCGAGTTGGTCGAGGTTTTGGTAGAGGTCCTCGATCACGTCGGCTTTGCGGCTTTGGTCAATGCGAACGCCACGGAGGGAGACCTCGAGGAGTGGGCCCTGGAGTCGGCGGGAGAGGTGGTAGGTGGCAGAGGTTTCGGGGTCCAGCTGTGGCCACATGGCGTCGAAGCACTCGCGAGTGACGCAGCAGTCGAGGCCGTTGTAGACTTGATCGCGCTCCCATTGGGTGGGGATGTCGTCGGGGGTGCAGAGGTCGGTGCGGATTATGCGGGCCAAGTGGACCACTCCACGATGGCGAGTAAACCATCCTCGATTACTAACCATGTGACCTTGATTGTGTCACCGGCACCCTTTAGACCATTGACGAGGTCTTCCACGTCCTTGGCTACCTGCTTAGCGCGAGCCCCCCCGATGACCTCAATGTGACCAATTGGCTGATTCATTTGTCCCTCCCGATTGTGGTTTCACCTTTGCGCTCACTCTTCCAGGGTCCGTGGTCGGTGTAGATGGAGCCTAGGTAGCCGAGGCCCTTGAGGGACTCCGGCTGGAGTGCGTGTGACAACAGCATGGTGTCCTCCGCGGCTCCGCGCACGGCTATGCCTTGGGCTCGCCAGAGGAAGGCGATGTCGTAGAGGCCGTTTTGGAAGAGTTTGGGAATGCGGCCATCAACAAGCACTGATCGTACAAGGCTCCAAGCCGCGGCCTCAGTCGCTCTATTCGGCCAATAGTTTCCATCCGCTGATCGCTCGTCATCAAATGGAATAACGATCGCACGCCCCGCGCTGGGTGCGAATCCAATACAAGTAATTCGCGATCCAGCTGTCTCAATATCGACAGAAAGTAGGTCACATCCACGGATGTGAGTTCGAGTGAAGCCATCGATGTCCTCCAGGGTTGGTTCGATCCAGATTGAGCATGCTGGGCGGCGAATGTCGCCGAACTCATTCTCTCGCTTGGCCTTCATCAGGTCCGCAACGACGGTGGGTCGGTGAGACCATTCGCGGAGGACCGCGGCGGGATGGTAAGTAGGAAGCAGCTTATAGCCAGTAACGCAGTGAGAACTGCGGCTAGTGGTGCCACGAAGCTTGCCGACTCCTGTGCGACCAGCAAGAGCCCAAAGGGCAGTGTTGCCAAGACACAGGATAAGATTCGGATCGCGCGTAAGGATTTCCTCGGCAAGGCGATCCAGTTCGGGTTCGAATTCTCGTCGGACGTAGCGGGATGGGAGCA